ACAATTACACCCGTAGCCGCTACTGCAACGTTAGCGACTATTCAGAGGGTTTACATTTTCCAAGACGGGGTAATTAGAATACAACCCGGGCAAAGAGTATTCACAACTCTTAATGCGGCAATTACAGCGTTAAATTCAGACGTTTTTATAACTGATTTGGATATTGCGGAAAATGGTTTATATCTCGGGGCGATTGTGTTAACGAGAAATGCCGTTGATTTAAGCAACATTTCACAAGCTATTTTTGCTCCTTCAATAGGTACAACGGCCAACGGTTCAGTTTCATCTCCAGCTTTAGCATATACGGCGGAAGATGTGGTTAACAAACAAAATAGTTTAGCGGTTGACGGAACGGGGGCAAAATATCCAACAGTCGATGCAGTAAACACATTATTACCAACTCCTTTGCTAGGCAACATTCTACGAGGCAACGGAACGGCTTATGCGGCAATTACAGAGGTGGAGTTTATGCGGGTTAAAAGTCCGTTCTTAAAATCTCATTTGGCGACTGATATTAATTTTGACAAATTAATTTATTGGGATAATTTTATACGCCCAGACGCTGATAGTCTAGGCACGGCAGACAGCGGGCAGGTGTATCAAAATTTAAACGGGGTTGGGTTCAGAATCCGCGAAAACGAAGCCAAAGGAAATCCTTTTTCAATTACTGCAATTCCGATAACGTCATCAGGAAATACAACTTCTTATATTTCTAAAGTTTTAATTAGAAATTCTGCACCAAATGCCGCTACAGCTTCAGGGTTAGGATATTTAATCGACAAAGACAATTATATAGCTGCTTTATCAACCCGAGGCGAAATTAATATTACTAAAAGAACAGCTGGAGTAGATACTGTGATAGCATCAATTATTTATAGCACTATTGGTGGAGGGACTGGAATTGATAAGGCAAGTTCTCAATTTGATTTTACTTTTAGGATATACTCAAACTCAGCAAGGACTATTATAGAAATTCAAAGCGATAGGTTAAATATTAGCAACGGTTACAATATTAACGACGTTGCTTATTTTAATAATATAAATTTCTTTGGTTTAATTACTCCTGGCTCATCTAATACAGGAGAAGTAATTTCTGCAAAATTAATAAAAGACATTTAATATGATAGTACAAAAATTAAACGGACAGCCTGATTTAACGGGTTTAGATAATTGGGATATTCAAGGCTACAGCCTAAACGAAGATGGGGAAACCTACACCGTTCAAGCCATTCATAAGCTCATTCCGCTAATCAGAGAGCGGTACTCAATGGACGATGAAATTGCAATACAAAGGCAAAAAACAACAAAACCAGAGGAGTTTCAAGCGTATTTTGATTATGTAGAACTTTGTAAAACACAAATAAAATAACAACTAAATAAAATTAAAATGAAAAATTTTTTACAACAAGCATTACTACATAATTGGCATAAACATTTTGTAGTTGGATCAGGAACAATGGTAATATTATTATGGCTATTTAGCTTTACAGATTTAAGAAAACTAGAACAAGTAATAGTATCTTTGGTTGTACTATTTATTGGCTGTGTATTTTGGGAAATGATGCAAGAACGTTTTTACAATGCAAATCAAAAAATGCAAAATATGGTTAACGATGTTTGGGCAGGAGTTACAGGAGGATTTTTAGTAAGTTTAATTTTTTTAATATTTTTCTAAAATGATAGATAAATTACTAGATAGTTCGGGCGTAATTGCTACTATTTTGACTGGAATAATTGCTTTTTTTGGAGGCAAAAAGATGCGAAGTATAGACGAAAAAAAAGCAAACAGCGATGCCACGGAAGGAATAGGGCGTGTGTATGAGAAATTTGCCGAGCAAACCGAGAGAAAATTTGACCAAATGGATAGCGAGTTAAAAGAGGTAAAAATGTTGCTAAAACAATACATTGACCAATGCCGTAAATGCGAAAATAATAAAATAAGATAAAATGGCAAAACTAACAGAAAATTTCAGACTTCAAGAGTTTCAATCAGGAGATAGAGCGGACTTCCCTGCCGCTGTTTTAATTAACTTATCAAAACTAGCGAAAAACCTGCAAGTTTTAAGAAATGAATTAAAACAATCAATTACAATAACTAGCGGCTACCGTTCGCCAAAACATAACAGTGCAGTTGGCGGTGTGGAAAATAGTCAGCATGTACTAGGTAAAGCCTCTGATTTACAAGCACAAAACACAACACCAAAACAACTAGCTGCTTTAATTGAAAAGCTTATTTTAGAGCGTAAAATGGATCAGGGTGGTATTGGGATATATCGTGACTTCGTGCATTATGATATTCGCGGAACAAAAGCACGTTGGACGAAATGAAAAATATACTAATAATTACACTATCACTTATTTTATTCAGTTGTGGCGCTCGAAAGTCCAACAAGTCTAAAATTGAAACATCCAAACAGTCGGAAGCTGCAGAATCAAACGTTTTAAAAACGGAAACGGTAAAAGATATTAAAACAGTAAAACAAGCCCTTACAGAGACTGATTTTAGCAATGAAAAACTAGAACCTATTGACGTTTTAAAACCTATAATTAAAACCCAAAACACAAAGGACGGGACAACTACAACAACGTGGCAAAATGCAAAAGTTGACCGCTCAAGCACTTCAAAAAAAGAGGTATTAAAAGAAATTAAGAGAGATAAAAGTAAAATATTGCAGCAGTCCGAAAGTAAAGTAGCGGTAAAAATTAAAGAAAATACCGAAAATATTAAAAAAGAAACCGAGCGGGAAAGGTATTCGCCTTGGTGGCTTTTACTTTTAATAATTCCAATTTTATATTTTTACTTAAAACACAAAAGCCACTCGTATTGAGTGGCTTTTTTTTGGTTAAATGTTTTTTATCTGTTAAAAAACGATAAACTTGCGTATATATTGTAGTTAGGCGTAATGCTAAGACAGCACTCCGAGGATGTGAGCAATCGTATCAACATTCCATCCATTTCCTATCATTTTTCTAATTTGGTTTTCACTTGCCACGCCATAAAAGTAAGTTTCAGGCACGGTTTGTAATCTGCAATATTCTTTTATTGAGTAATAGCGGAAAGGTAAATTGTTTTTGAATGCGTCAGGGTGTCGTCCGATTGGCATTGTGGTTAAAACATTATCTTTTGCTACTGTGGTTAAACAGTTGCTTTTATCTCGGTTTGTGGCTCTCACTTCAAGGCATTGCGTTATTGGTATTTCTTTGTTGTAATCCTCTCGTTTGCCTTTATCGTTCAATCTTCTACCCAAAATAGTAGCCTTATTCAATCTTCGTCCTCTTATTGCACTTGGGCCAATCATCCCAGTATCTTCTAAAATATCAATCAATTTTATTTGTTTGTCGGTTGGTTGTTCAATTGTAAAGTTTGCCCAATACAATCGTTCTCTATTTTGGGCTGATACCAAGGCGCTATTTATCCTTACAGGTTCTACCCCTAAATGTTCGGTTATCACTTGTTCAAATTCCTTTTTCATAACCACATTTTCTAAAAGCCAATATTTCGGTTCACATTCCTTAATCAGTCTTACAAATTCAAAAAATAATTTGCTTCGTGGGTCATCAAAATTCAATTGCTTCCCGCTAAAACTAAATCCTTGGCAAGGGCTTCCACCTATCAATAAATCTACTTTCGGTAAATCAGTACCTTTAATATCGGTAACACTTCCAAGTTGTATCGTATTAGGGTAATTGTGTTGTGTTACTTTTATGGCGTGTTTATCAATCTCCGAAGCATAATATTTGCCATAGTAAATGGATGCTCTGTTGAGTGCAATTTGTCCGCAACTCATACCATCGAATAACGAAAGCACTACGCCTAACACGGGTTTGGCAAAATTGCCGTTTTGTTCTTCTATCAACATTTGTTTTTAAGTTTAAAGTTTAGTGTTTCAATTCAACATTCTGTTCGGCAACTTCGCCAAGCCCGAAGCCGTTATGGTCAATGGCTACATTATTTTTCAATAATTACACTTTTACAGCTAACATTTCCACTTTTATTTCATCGTCAGAAGTATATCCAGAAAGTTTGAAATCTGATATTTTGTAGCTGTTGAAAATAAAATCAACATCCGTTTCAAAAATGTCCACTAACTCAGGCAACAAAGCCTCACAATTTAAATGTGTATTAGGATCTCTTTTTAAAAGTTCTTTCACAGCATCGTATTGATTATCATAAAAATGAACACATTTTAAAGTTCCCTCTATAGCTATTGCTTTATAGCCAGTTACTTTTTCTAAAATTTTAGCCAAAAGACCATAACTCGCAATGTTAAATGGTAATCCTAGAAAAGTATCTACAGAGCGTTGATTCCAATGTAATTCAAAACCAAAATTTCCATCTTCTAACGGAACACCAATAATCTGAAATTCTGAATGGCAGGGAGGTAAAGCTGTTAGTTTAGTTTCAGAAGGATTCCAGGCATTTACTTTTAATCTGCTTGACATTATATCTAATGCCATATTTTTTACAAGGTCTTTAATTTGGTCTGTGTTGCCGTTAAAATTTCTCCATTGTACAGAGTAATTTTGTCCGACAGAACCGCTTCCTTTTTTTTCAAATTCTTCAAAAGTTAAAACTCCACCGTGTTTTTTATGCCAATTAAAAGCATCTTTATTCCATATTTTAATCCCATTTTCATTTAAATACTTCACATCGTTATCTCCACGAAGAAACCAAATCAACTCTCCAACGATTCCCTTCCAGTATAATTTTTTGTTTGTGATTGCGGGGAAACCATCATTGAAATCGTGCCTGAAGGTGTAACTAGGTATCTGAAGCCTTTTCACACCTCTATTTTTGTTTTCATACTCTTTGCCTTCATTGACAATTTTTTTACATAATTTTTGAAATTCTTGATCTACTTTTGACATATTTTTATTTTTAATTTGTTAAAAACGCATAAACCTGCGTATATATTGTAGTTATAAGCCATTTTAAGACAGGCATCCGAAAGAATTTAAAAATTCAAAAACTGACTTTAAATTGAAAGCAGTTCCACCAATACCATAATGGTTGTACTTCATTCCGCATCTAAAATGCAAATCTTCTGTTATTTCTATTTGAGCCATTTCGCCTGTAATAGTCAATCTATCTTCATCCCATTCATATTCAATTTGGTCGTAAAATTCATCAAACCTTGAAACATCTCCGCTTCTTTCATTCATTTGACTATGCCATCCCATTGCAGCACAATACAACTGCTTTATTTGTTTTTCGTTTAACTCTTGTATTTTCATAATTTAATTTTATTTAAAGTTTAAAGTTACACTTGTGTTTTTGTAATTAAATTTTAGTTCCGATACGCCAATTATTTCAGCATATTCAAAAAACATTTTCGTATGCATTCCGCCACCGCTTTTAATTTGGCGGCTAATATGTTGGGGTTTTCTACCTACTTTTTCGGCAAATTTTGCTTGATTAAGGCCAGAAGTTTCAATCAATAATTTTAGTAAATTCATAATTTTTTTTTTTACAAAGGTAAACACAACTTGAATACAAAAGTGTTAAAGTATGTTAAAAAATAACCTACAAGGGTTATTAGTTATATCTTTGCTGAAACAAATAAATATTAATATTATGGAATCAAATCACTTAGACTTTTTAAGTCCAGCAAACGAAACGCCAAGAGACAAGAATTTCGATGACGTTTATTTACAATTAGATAGGGAAGATGCGCTAATTGTAGAAGAACATATTGACAACATCCCTAGGGTAAATTTTAACTTTAAAAAATGTTTAGATTTTGTAAAAACTAAAATATCTAACGATTTAACGGAAGGGAATTACACGGTTGAAAATAATAGTGGATCATCTGTAATGTTAAATTTTGAAGGCATTAAAATGTATTTTTTCACATTCGCAGGATCACTTTGCAATTCAGATTTTGGTATAGAAGGCACAGAAACTCAAAAAGCTGTTTTCAAATCTAAAACTTTTGCAGACGAAAAATCGGAACTTCAAAAAGAAATTGATTTATTAACCGCTAAAATGAATGCACTATGAAGATAGAATTAGTAAATGGTAGATGGCTTGTGAACGGCAAGCCATACGCTGAATTAAGTCCGAATGAAATACAGATTTTAGATAACTTTTTTGAAAATTATAAAAACAAATAATTATGAGCAAATTACAATTTTTTGAAATGAGAGCCGAAGAGATGGTTACATTATATGATAGTACTTTTACCAAAAAAGAAGCTATTAAAACAGGCGAAAATTTAGTGCAAAACGTATTAGACAACGGACAAGTTGGAATTTTAGAATTGACTTGTAGTCTAGTAAGATTGCAAGAAGTAATAAGTACGGCAGTTTCTAAATTACGGAATCATTTGCCTACTGAAAAAACTGAATTGATGGGGGTTGCTTTTACTCCTACAAATGGTGGCAACACGGTAAATTATTCAGACGATGAAATTTACCGAACTATAAAAGCCGACTTAGACGCACGCACCGAGCAACTAAAATTAGCACAAAAGCAAGAAGTATTTGATGCATACGGTAATCAAGTGCCAAAAGTTTCTACAACTCCACGCAAAGATTCAATAACCATTAAATTTTAGTAAGATGAAAAATTTAGCAACAGCATTAGTAAAAGCGCAAATGGAAATGGTAACGCCAAAGAAAACGGCATTGAATCCATTTTTTAAAAATAAATATGCGGACTTAAATAGTATTTTAGAAGTTGTACTTCCAGCATTTAACAACAACGGGATTGTAGTTTTGCAACCTACCACAACGTTTGAGGGTAAAAACTATGTTAGAACGATTTTAATGCATGAATCAGGCGAGCAAATAGAATCTTTGACCGAGATTATATTTTCAAAGCAAAATGATGCGCAAAGTCAGGGATCAGGAATAAGTTATGCTAGACGTTACGGATTGCAAAGTTTTGTTTCCGTTGGTAGTGCAGACGATGATGGGCAGAAGGCAGTTGAAGCACCAAAACCGTTAAATGCGGAACAAAAGCAAAACGAAAAGGATTTGCTTAACTGCAAAGACTGGGCGGAACTAGGTAAGACCTGGAAGGCTTTTAACTCTTACGAGCAAAAAAGAACCGAACCTCTAAAAGACGAATTAAAATTAAAATTAACCAATAAATAGAATATTATGAGTGCATTAATTAATTTAGGAATTAAAGGAAAAGACGGAAAGTACAAGCAGTACACAATCTCAATTTCAGACGAGGCAAACGATTACGGTCAAAACGTATCAATGTATTTGAGCCAAACAAAAGAGCAACGTGATGCCAAAGAAAAGCGTACATATGTGGCAAACGGTCAAGTAATTTGGACTGACGGAAATATAGTAGCACCGCCAAGAAAAGACCAAGTATCACAAGCGGAATCAGATTTGGCAGACGATTTACCTTTCTAAAACTAATCAAGCCCGCTATTTATTTAGCGGGTTAATTTAAAAACTTAAAAAAATGGAAATTATAAAAGGAAATTGGTCTGAGTGTGTAAATGCAAAAGGCTGGCTTGGAAGGTTTAAGGTAGGGAGAAAATACTTTTTAAACACTAACGGAGAGTTGTATTCAGAAGGAAAATACGATCAAGAGGTGGGTAATGACACAACAGACTTCTTACTATCAACAAACACCCCCGCACACTACGACAATAGCAAAGGATCGCTTTACAAATTTTGCGAGGATCAAAAGCTAAATAGTTATGAATTTGATTTAATCAAACGCATTATGCGATGTCGCAAAAAGGGGCAGTTTGAAGCGGATTTGCAAAGTACGAAAGTATTAATTGATTTGTATTTAAAGGAATATGAAGCAGACAAAAAATCAGATTAAAGGGTACAATAGTTTTAAAGAATACAAAGATTTTATCATAAAAAAACATCATTTAAAAAACATAAAATTTAAAATAATAGACGAATTTATCGTTATAAACTCAAAATTAAACAAAATTATGAATACAATAAACAACACACAGGTCAATGTCAAAGATCTTACAATTCAAGAAATTCAAGAACTAGCAGAAGGATTGCCAGTTTGGAAAAATCCAAGATCATTGGTTAAAAGTGATTTGGAATGTTATTTTACAAAGTTCGAAAGCGATAACGAATTTTATGTTCGTGTTTTTTCAAAAACAAAGGTAACCGTAACCTTCGATGAATTTTTAAAACTAAAGGAATTATGAATCCAAAGAAAAAACA